TCCCGAACTGAAAAATTTTACATTTATTTATATCAACAAACACACACGTGCGCCGGGTATTATCGAGATGCCACAATCAGTCATTGAACGTGGTGGTGAAAAATACAAGACGGCGGTTGAAGTATATATAAAAATATTTCACGAAAAGGAAATCGATGAAATCGAATTTTTGTTGGATCAATACGTTTATCGAGGAACCGCACGATGAATCAAGACATTGTCCTTGAATATTATTACCTTGCAATGAATGACATCAAAAATGGTGCATCAATCAAAGAACTTGAAGAAGCCATGAAAATCTACGAGAAAACCGAAGAATATGAAGCGTGTGCGGGAATACTCAAGGCAATAAACGAAGTTAAATACATGACAATAAAAAACTTAAAGAATGGACATAAAAATGATTAAAAAGGTCGTGTCCGACACAACCGGAATCGACTTAAACGACACAAACTTAAATTCAAAAAGAATTGCCGAAAACGTACAAGCAAGAACAATGTATTTTAGTCTTGCAAGGGAATTCACGAAGTTATCACTTGCCGACATAGGCAAATCAATAAAACCCCGTAAAGATCACGCAACGGTCTTGTATTCGATTCGTAAGGCTCAAGACGCCATTCAATTTGACAAAACATTTCGTTCGCGACTTGATGAACTACGTTCAAGGGTTGAATTTGTACGATCACAAATGGAAAATTCAGAAATTGATTTTGTGACTGCGCTCAATAGACTTGAAAAAATGGAATTGAAGAATGAACAACTTACCAAAAGAAACATCGAATTGTTGAACCAAATTGACGAATTAAATGGCAAAATCAAACGACAAAATAAATACCTTATTGAAAATGGATACCAAGTCAAGCGAAGCGTCTTCAAAGACCATTGAAAAACCCGCGTGTGAAACGTGTGGTCAAAAACCTTCAATTGCATTCTTTGACGGACAAGTCAGCGCACACTTCAAGGGGTGTGATATTTATATCGGTGATCTTGACTTCAAACTAGCGGACGACACAAATGTCATAATCGCAGAAATAAAATACGTGTCTAAGGCACACAAATTCCTTGGAAGGAAAATCACATTCAACCAAGCAAAAGAATATGCTGCAATGACTGGAGTGGTTGACAACCTTGGAAGGGAACAAAAGACTTATATATTCGAAGCACACGAAGTCGAAACACCTTACGTGGCAATTGTTCCATTCTTAAAACCAACGGGTAAAGAACGACACGCATTCGACTTCTTAGATATAGACAATGCAAGACTTGTTTACGTGTTTAAGGACGATCAGTTTGGACGATGGCTTGCCGGTGACAGATATGTCGGAACTGAAATGCGACAAGCCTTAAAATGCGTATAAATTTATTCAATAAGGATTGCATGGAAGCCATGAAGGAAATGGAAGACAACCAATTTGATTTGGCCATTGTCGATCCGCCTTATGGAATAGACGTGAACAAGATGACACTTGGTTCGGGAAAATATAAATCCGACAAACAATGGGATTCAACAACCCCCCCCCAATTATATTTTGATGAATTATTTCGCGTCACAAAAAACCAAATTATATGGGGTGCAAATTATATGATTGACAAGATTAAAACACCTTCAATGGGATGGGTATATTGGGACAAAATGAATGGAACGTCAGATTTCTCGGATGGTGAACTTGCATTCACATCGTTCAAACGCGCATTGCGTTCGTTTAAATACAATATTTCATCCGATCGGTCACAAAGGTTTCACCCGACACAAAAACCCGTTAAACTTTATGAATGGATTTTAATGAATTACGCAAATAAAGGCGACAAAATCCTTGACACACACCTTGGGAGTGGATCAATCGCAATTGCTTGTCACAATCTTGGATTTGATTTGACCGGATATGAAATTGACGAAGATTATTTTAGTGCCGCCGTCAAGCGATACCAACAACACAAAAACCAATTAAGAATATTTTGATTTTAACAAAGACAATCTTTTTTTATTATATAATTAATTAATTAATTTTTATTAATTCATGGACGGTCGTAAAAATAATGGGGGACATTCAACAAAAGGATTCGCGGGTCGCAAACCCAAGACGGAAGAAATCGAACTAATTGAACGATTGTCACCATTGGATGACATGGCATTTGAAGCATTAAAAGACGGCATCAAACAAAAAGATTTCCGATATGTCAAGTTATTCCACGAATACCGATACGGCAAACCAAAAGAAACAAAGGACATCAATCTTGACCAAGATGTTCCATTTATCATTGAAATGGATTAACCATTCCCATTTCGTGATTCCAATTTGGAAATAAAGAAAACCGAAGCATTCCGAAAAATATATAAACTCGACAAACGTATTCGTTTGATTCGTGGGGGGTCTGCTGCGGGAAAAACCATTTGCATCCTTACCATAATGATCAACGAGTGCATGAAGCCCAACAAAGGGTTTGAAATGTCCGTTGTGGCTGCGACATACCCAATGCTAAAAAGGGGGCCGGTAAGGGACTTCAAATTGATAATGAAGGGACTTGGAAGGTGGCGTGATTCACGTTGGAATCAAACGACCTTGAAATATACATTTTCAACCGGGTCAACCATTGAATTCTTTTCAAATGAAAATCCGGATCGAACAAGGGGTGCGCGTCGCAGTCATTTGTTTGTGAACGAGTGTAATGTCGGAATCGACTTCGAAGCATTCAATCAATATGCAATCCGTACTTCTGAAATCATTTGGCTTGATTATAACCCGTCACAATTGTTTTGGGCGGATCGTGAACTTGTTCCAAGGGATGACGTTGATTTTATTACAATCACATACAAAGACAACGACACGTTGCCACAAACAATCCTTGATGAATTTAAAATCGCAAGGGAAAAGGCAAAAACATCCGAATATTGGTTAAACTTTGTAAATGTTTATTTGGAAGGTAAAATCGGACGTTTAAGCGACGTTGTGATTCCGGACTGGATTGAGGTACCAAAACTTCCCGAAGATGCACGTCTTCTTTGTTATGGACTTGACTGGGGGTATTCAATCGACGAAACAAGTTGTGTGGCATTGTACAAGCATGACGATGCTTACATCTTCGATGAGGTGTTGTATCAAAAAGGAATGTTGAATTCAAACATTTCCCAATACTTAGAAAACAACAATATCAAGGGTCAGTTGTGGGCGGATTCAGCCGAACCGAAATCCATTGCTGAATTGCAATCGTATGGTCACACAATCAACCCGGTCACCAAAGGACGTGATTCAATAATCTACGGCATCAACTTAATAAACCAAAACAAAGTCTTCGTCACATCAAGATCAAAGAACCTTATAAAAGAACTCAACGGATATGTATGGGCAACTGATAAGGTTGGAAACAAAATACAGAAACCAAATCCATTAAGTGGTGACCACGCAATCGATGCCGCACGGTACGCGTTAATGATGCAACTTGAAAACCCAAACAAAGGGAAATATTTTATTTATTAAAAATAATTATTAAAAAATTTGGTTAATAAAAATATTCGTTTTATATTTGAATCATAATAACAAACAAAAACACATAAAATGAAAAATGACATCTATTACAAAACTTGGGGATACGACAAAACAATTGTAAGTTTCTTCAAGGTGGTCAAAGAAACTGAATTCTTCATCACATTTAAACCAATGGACAAAGTGAAGATCAAGAACACACCACAAGACGGACTTGTGATTCCTTCAGAAACCGACACCGAACACGAAACATTCAAGGTCAAGAAAAAGAAATATTTAACTTACCGTGTTTGGGACGGGACACCACAAGAAGAAAATTACAATTACACTTATCAAGGTATCTAACAAACACCGGGGGGGAAACCCCCCTTTTAATATGAACACATTTACATTTGAAATATTTGAATACGATGGGGAAAATTACGAAGTATTTACTGACCCCGGAAAAGAAGTCCTTATCATTCAAGAATCGGACGGATATGATGTCAGCTTATTCACGGAAGTTTTTGACGGTGAACGAGTGCATCACGAAGAAATCAAAACCGAAATGGATTTTGAAGATTATACACACGAATACGTTTGCAAAAATAAATAATTATGGAAAACAATCAAGTTGAATGGATAATGGTCAGGAAGGCCACATCCAAAGAAAACCGAAAAAACTTAATCAAGACATTCTTATATGCCGGCTTGTTTTTGGCATCAAGTTTTGTTTTTATGATCTTGACATTTGAAATGTTGATTTGGTTTTGGCATTCGTCACTTATTGAACAAATGGCTGAAGTTTTAAGATCATGGGCGTAGAATATTGGAAGGTTTTGGACACTTGTTGGAAGAACGAGATTTTCGTTCACCAAAAACCCACGAACATCGGATATGTGCGCGGGGGACACAAAGTGAAATTAAATTTGGAAATCAATGGTCGTATTGTTAAATTCGGAACAATGGAGTGGAAACAAAACACAAAAGAACTTTACGACAAGATTGAAGAAATTTACCGATCACGATACGAATTAATAAATTAGTTTTTTTTCATTTGTTTTTGATTTGGATTTGGCTGCGGAAACGTGGCCATTTCCTTTTATACATATTGGTCAAATATTTATTATTATAATATGAAAGTAAAAATCAACGTTCCCGAAGATTTAAGCGAAATCACACTTGGTCAATACATGAAATTTCTGAAGCTGGATTTCAACGACGACACCAAGAATTCATTCGCACTTCAAAAAATGATTGAAATATTTTGCAATGCAAATCTTAAAGATATTGCTGACATTCGTTTTTCGGACATCACACGGATCACAAATCACCTTCAGACCATATTCGACCAAGAATGCAAAATGATTCCGCAAATCGCCTTAAATGGACAAAAATACGGTTTCATTCCAAACCTTGACGATTTAAGTCTTGGGGAATATATTGATCTTGACAATTACTTCCATGACTGGGACACAATGGACAAGGCAATGACGGTCTTGTATCGTCCGATTAAATATTCTAAAAATGGTAAATATATCATTGAAGAATACAAAGGAACCGACAATCACATGGAAATGCGAAACCTTCCGTTGAATGTTGTTATGGGTGCAAAGGTTTTTTTTTACCATTTAGGAATCGAATTGTTGAATCATATCCCGAACTTTTTAATGGAAGCGGACATGACGGATCAGCAACGGCAAATTTTGGAACAAAATGGGGATGGTATTCAAGCATTTACGGACTTAGTCAAGGGAACGTTGCCCGGTTTGACAAAGTAACAAAATTAAACGTTCACAAGTGTTTGACATTTTTGGCATTCGAAAAAGAAAAAACTGAACTGGAACGTAAAATGATAAATAAGAAATGAAACAAGTTTACGACACAACAACAAAAATAAAAGACCAACTTCAAGCGGAACCATTCATCAACACGGTGACATTCGGTTCGCTTAATGATGTTGACCTTGACAAGCAGTCAATTTTTCCCCTTGGACATTTGACAATCAATTCCACGAATGTTGCGACAAATGTGTTTCGTTTCAATATGTCAATCCTTGTGATGGACATCGTGGACATATCAAAAGAAGAAACAACTGACAAATTCACCGGGAACGACAACGAACAAGATGTTCTTAATACAACACTTGCAGTTTTGACACGAGTGCTGAACATAATGCAAAGGGGTGACTTGTATACACAAAAATATCAAATCGAAGACGTGGTGTCTTGTGAACCATTTGTCGACAGATTCGAAAACAAACTTGCGGGATGGGCAGCTTCATTTGATGTGGTTGTACAAAACGACATGACAATTTGCGATTGATGGAATTTAAGAAAACACAAGAAGCACTTAAAACATTTGCCGAAACCGTTGTCAAGGAATCGAAGAAAATCGCACGTCAAAAATTCAAGAACACAACCGGGAATCTTGAAGGTTCAATTGGGTATGTTTTGAATGTATATGAAAATTCATTCAATCTTGAATTCACACTTGCAGCGGACAAAGACGGTGTACCTTATGGAAGTTTTGTTGACCTTGGTGTTCGTGGTTCAAAATCGAATTATCCAGCAAACAGAAATTCACCTTACAAATTTAGCGGAAACAAAAAATCAATTCCGCCACAATCACTTGACAAATGGCTTGTGCGCAAAAAATTAGCACCACGAGACAATCAAGGACGATTCATTGACCGAAGATCAATCAAGTTTTTGATTGCACGTTCCATTTACGAAAAGGGTATCGAAGCGAGAAAATATTTCACAAAACCCTTTGAAGATAATTTTAACAAATTACCAAATGACGTTGTTGACGCGTTTGGATTAGACATTGACGAATTTTTTGAATTGACGACATGAGTACAAAAATAAATGTAAGATCACCGTTTTATATTAACATCACCGAACCTTCGGTTCCGACACCAACATTCACGTGTGGGATTGCGAACATCTTAAACTTATCAATTGACCAACAAGGTCAAATCAACACACCGACATTGTCATTTGGACAAATTGATTCAATCACTTCAAGTGATGCGGGTTTTTCAAATGGTAAGTTTGCAACGGTATCAACCGACACCGACAGAAACATCACCGTTCGTGTTTTGATTCCACAAGGATTTTCAAACGCAAGTGATGTTTACATTGATTGTGATAATCTTGTGACGCAACCCGCTTATGTTTTAAACACATCTTGTTCGGGTGGCCCGACAACAAACGGTTCAATTCCAAGTCAAACATTAGACGTTGACGGTGATTCCGATACAATCGATTTGTCTTCTTATTTTACACAAGGAAGCGAAGCAATTGCGGGTTACACAATTTACAACCCTTCAGCGGTCGTCAATGCTTCAGTAAGTGGCGACACACTTACATTGTCATCAAATGCAATTGGTGGTTCAACCACGGTTCATGTATCGGCATTTGACAACGCATCAAATTCTTGTACTGCGACACAATCAATAAGTGTGACAGTAAATGCACCAAGTCAAACTTATGCGTGTACAAATAACGGAATAAATGCATTGGCCGGTGGTTCAATTGCACAAGACGGAACAATCACAAATCCAAATTCAACCGGAACAATCACGGCAATCAAGGCAACATCCGGCGGCGCAACAATCACATCACATTCAGCAAACAACACCGGAAGTGATCGAAGTGTGACATTGTTCTTTGATATTACGGCACCGGCGGGATATTCAAATGCGGGTGCAACGATTGAATGTTCAGCAACATTTACACAACCCGCGGGTGATCCCGAATTCACTTGTGACATTGCAAATTTAAGTGGACAACAGATTTCCACAAAAGGAATCATAAATCCCGGAAGTGCGCAAATCGGTACAATTTCAGATTGGACGCCAAAAACATTTTCCGAAGTTTCAACCGACACATCAAGAACAATCACATTCACGGTTGATGTTCCAAGTGGATATTCAAATTCGGGAACAATCAGTTGTCCAAAGACAATAAATCAACCCGCATCAACACCAACGTGTGGAACAAACAATTTTTTCATAAGCGCGGGGTCATTGGTTCCGGGTAGTTTTTGCACCGCAGTATATCCAGTTTCAAGCGCGATTTCAAGCACCGGCAATTTATATGGACTTGGGGGTGTTGTGTGTAAAAATGGAACACCATTCAATGGTCAAGACTTATATTATGCCGTTGCGGTAAGCAATGTAAATGTCGGCCCGAATTATGGTAATTTCATTATTTGGCAAATCGATTCAAATGGTGTTATTCTTGACGTAAGGGAATCAAATTGTAAGGGAACAGTCGGGGACACCGTCGCATTATAAAACAAAAAAAATGGCATTAGGAAGCGCAACATTAAGATTATATATTTATTCGGGAACTGAAGGTTCATATACCGACACCGACTTAAAATATACATTAAGTAAAAACATAATAAGCGGTCAATCAAACATTGTTCTTGAAATTGGTGAACTTGTTCGTGATTATCTTGACATCACATTTGACGGTTCATATACATCACACACAAAGTGGGTTTCCGCGGTTGTGACGTACTTCGATACTAATGGTGACGAATACACATATTCAAGTCCTCAAACATTTAATTACATTGCACTTGACGGATATGGGTATTTTGAAGACGCAATCAATCCAGAATTGCAACGTCATGCACTTATAAGCGCGGACAACATTTATTTGCCGGAAGGTACTGCGGGCAAACTTCCAATATTTGCTGAAGGTGTTGGCAAGGTGACGATCGATTCAAGTGATACAGAAATCACCGACGATGGCAATTCAAACCAAAAGATTCAATACATTACAATTCCCGCAGATTCGTCAACAATACAAGTGTACGACACCGACGACACAACTGTTTTAAAAACAATCACAGTCAACAATATATGTGAACCAAAATTCACACCTTACAAAGTGGTGTTTCAAAATAAATTAGGCGCATTGCAAGATTTGTATTTTTTCAAAAAAACAACCGAATCATTTAATGTCACAGATGAAACATTTAAACGTAATATCATAAACACCTCAACGGTCACTTATGATTTGGACGAAACACAAAATCAAAGATACAATGTCAACGGAAAAACAAGATTGACTTTGAATACTGGTTTTATAAAAGAAGACATGAATCAAACAATTGAAGAATTGTTCTTGACTGAAAATGCGTGGATTGATTACGGTGGCAATGTGCTTCCGATAATCCCAGTAAGCAAATCAATGACATTCAAAACTTCATTGAACGACCGTTTAACCGATTACACAATTGATTTCGAATTTGGATTCGACAAGATAAACAACATCCGATAAATGCTTCAAATACAATTATACGTTGAAAATGATCAAGGGGTTCTTGAAGAAGTCGAATTGTACAAGGACGAATCTGTCACACTTACGCAATCGATTCAAGATATTATGGACATCGAAAAGGTGTTCACCGATTATTCAAAGACGTTTAATGTCCCGGCATCAAAAACAAACAACAAATTTTTCAAGCATTTTTACAATTACCATATTGACGGATTTGATGCAAGAAGAAAAAAGAATGCGGAACTTCACCTTAACTACAAGCCGTTTAAAAAGGGAAAAATAAAACTTGAAGGTTCACAACTTAAAAACAATGAACCGCACACATACAAGTTGACATTCTTCGGAAACACCGTCACATTAAAAGACTTGATTGGCGAAGATAAACTTGGCAACCTTACCTTGTTAGACAATTTTAGTTTTCAATATAACGACACCAATATTGAAACATACATGACGGACGGTATTGATGGGTATATTGGTGGTACAGATGAAATTGAAGATGCAATTGTTTTTCCGTTAATTACACACACCGATCGTTTGATATACGATTCGACAGATACTTCAGCAGGTACAAATAACTTGTTTTATTCATTACTTGACACAAACGCACACGGTGTCAAATTCAATCAGTTAAAACCCGCACTTCGTGTTTATGCAATCATTAAGGCAATTGAAAAGAAGTACGAAATTGAATTTTCCAATGATTTCTTTAATCAAACAAATTTGCAGTTTTATAATCTGTATATGTGGCTTCATGCAAAAGAAGGGTCTTTATTCGATGACCAAGATGCACAATATACAATCAAAGATTTCACAAATGTTCGTGGTGACGTTACACACATAAGTGGTGTCCACAATTCATATTTGAATAATTCTTACGACGAATCAAAAGAAAAACGAACAATTCGTGTAAAAATAACACCGACAACAAGTGACGAATATGGTCTTGTGATAAAACAAAACGGTGAAGAATTCAAGAAGTTTTCGGGATTAAGTGGGACGACAACAAACGGTGTTTCAAACAATGTCCCCGAAATTGAAATCCCAAATGGTGAATATACATTTTTCATTGAAGCTGAAAATGCTGCGACATTTACGGCTGACATAACAATCGAACAAACCGGTGGTGGTTTCCTTGGATTAGCGGGAAGAAAACAAATCACATTCACCGGGAGTGTTGGAGTGCTTGTCGATGAACTTTTAAATATCACGTCGAACTTACCAAAAATGAAAACATTGGACTTCTTGTCCGGTATTTTTAAAATGTTCAATCTGACTTCATTTGTTGATGACAATGGTAAAATCGTTGTCAAGACATTGGATTCATTTTATGCTTCTTCGACAAACACTTGGGACATCACAAAACATTTAGACAAAGAAGAATCAATTGTTGATTCGGTTATTCCTTACCGACAAGTCAATCTTGGATACAAGGGTGGCGACACATTTCTTGCAAAGAACCACGAAAACCTTGCAAATAAAAAATGGGGAACATTAGAATATGCAGCATCGGACAAATTCGAAGGTGATGCATACGACATTGAAATCCCATTTGAACACATGAAGTTTGAACGTCTTCGTGATGCCGTAAGTGGTGGCCAAACAAATATTCAATGGGGTTGGTCGGTTGATTCAAAACAAGAATCCACAATCGGTGAACCGCTTCTTTTTTATATTGGAAGACCAATCGCAACAATTGCCGCAGTAAAGATTGACGGAAGTCGTGTGAATATCGCATCACCTTACACACCGACAAATTCATTGCAACTGACAAACTTATTTGGTGATCAATCGCAGTCATTAAATTTTCACGGTGAATTTGATGAATATACAGAAATCCCAAATGACAACACCTTGTTTGAAACATATTATAAGGATTATGTCAAGGATTTATTTGATAAGCAAAAACGATTGACATTTGTTTCGGCATATTTACCGATGTCAATCACCGAACAATTATCCCTTGCGGATAAGATTATCATATTCGATAATTTATATCGTATCAATAAAATCACGACAAACTTCGAAACCAACAAATCGGATTTGGAATTGACAAACATACTTGAAGAAAAAGTATTCAATGTCAATCCTTTGGAAATCAATGTTGATTTGTCAAATGATATAATCACCGCAGATTCGTCAATATTAACCGCTGACATTGGAAACATTCTTGCGGACGGATTTACGATAATAGGAACACCGGAAGTCCCGGATGAAATCGAATCAAACGAAGTATCACCACCAACAAGTGAACCTTGTGATGTTACTGCGGCAACAATTGGAAACGAAGAAAGTGTTTCGGGTTGTGACAATATCATATTCCGTACAACAATATTGACCAAGGGAACATTGTGCGGAACTCAACAAATTGATGAATTTGGTTTCCTTTTGTCATCGACTGAATCTGACTTGACGGCAAGTGACGACATCGACACATTGAAGGCGGATTCAAATATTCAAGTCGTCCCGGTTATTCGACAAGCTGGTTCACCTTCTTTGACAAGTGGTCAAAAAACAACAACCAAGACTGGACTGACTGACCCAGCAACACAATTTGCAAGATTTTATGTCCGTACAAATACAAGTGATTTATACGCATTTGCAGACGTTATTTCAAACGTATTCAGCGAAACAACAAGTTGTGGTGAATTTAGCACCGGTGATTCGACATCAATCACAGTTGACAATACCGTATTGACTGCGGATGTTGGTGACACCGACGGCGACGGAACACCCGAAGCACAAGTTTCAAACGCATTCTTGACATTGAGTGCGGGAACGGGTGACATAACTGGATATTCATCAATTCCAACACTTGCAGAAATTGACGCAAAAGAAGCAACAACACAAGCAGCCGGACGATGTGGCGAAACATTATTGTTTGGAACAATGTATCACAACGGTGACGGTGATGTTCCAGTTGTTGGTGATTCGATAAAAATGACGTTCAACTCAAATTACGCGGGCGGATATGGTTCATTCCCACAAATAATTGGGCCACCAGCAACATCAAATGATTATGGCGCATTTGCGTTTGGTTCAACCGATGACGGAACATTTGTTTCCGGTTCACGTTACAATTTAGAAGTGACAAAATATTTGGTTTTCCAATGGTCAACCGCAAAGGTGGTTGCCATTTATAATTGTCCGGATGCCGTCATTGAATCAAGAACGACTTGGGGGAATTTAATATCCGGAAACGGTTCCGTATATGGTTTCTCAACAATACCGACATCAATTGATGACATATTAAATTCGGCATGGTACACCGATCTTGGGAAAACACCGCCTAGTTGTACTGGTAATACAAAAATTCCAGCAGATTCAACAAGTTTACACAATGGTCAAGGAAATTTACCAGTTGTCGGCGACAAGATTTGTCTTCGAACAGATCAAAATTTCAATGGTGGATTTGAATCATTTGGTGGGATTCCGGCGGGTTATGTGGTCGGTTTTGGAATTGATACAGATAAATTTTATGCAGCGTTTGGCATTTTAGATTCAACAATAAGAACGGGAAACAATTTTGTCGGATTTCTTGTTGCGGATGTGCGCACCGCCGAGGTTGTTGCAAGATATGATTGTCCTTAAATAAAAAAAATGATTGATAATATTTTAAACCTACTGCAAATCGCAAAAGAAGAAAACTGGCAAGGCGAATACATCGACACCGCCCTTGGAAAAAACAAGATTCCCCAAACATTAAGGGAAGCAATAAAACAAATAAAACATGAAACAAGTTGAAATTGAATTAATTGCCAAGGCCGACAAGGCCATAAAGGAAGTCCAAGATTTAAAAAAGGAACTTGAAGCATCACGCAAGGCAACCGAAGAAATAAACGAAACCGGAAAGAAGGGATTCAAGGGTCTTGGAAAATCCTTGAAAGACGTTCAAAAAGGTGTTGCCGGAATCAAAAAAGGATTTGGCGTTGCTGGTATTGCCGTCAAGGGTTTTGTCTTGGCGTTGGGTGCTGGTATATTCAAAACGTTTGTTGATATTGCAAAACAAAATCAAGTTGTTGTTGATGCACTTGCAGTCGCATTTGGAACGGTTTCGTCCGTTGTGAATCAAGTTGTGAATGGTTTGACAAACGCATACAAATCGGTTCAAGATGCAACTGGTGGTTTTGATGCACTCGGAAAGGTCTTAAAAAATGTTGTACTTATTCCCTTAAATGTAATTAAAACAACATTCTTTGGACTTCAAAAGGCATTACTTACGGCACAAGCCGCGTGGGAAATGTCATTCCTTGGTGGCAAAGACCCGCAAAAACTTGCTGAATTAAATACCAAACTTGAAGAAGTTGATGCAAACATCAAAGAATCAACATCGTCACTTGTCGATAATGTAAAGAATATCGGTCAAGGATTCAGCGAAGCCGTTGACGAAGTTGCGACATTTGGTAAGGCGGCAATCGATAACATCAAAGAAATCGACGTTGTTCAAACGGCATCAAATCAGAAACGTTTACAACAATTAAGAAACGAGGCAAGACTGGCCATTGCAGAAAACGACAAACTTCAGTTTGAATATCAACTTGCAGCGGAACGACAAAGACAACTTCGTGACGACGTTACGGCATCAATTGAAGACCGTACAAAGGCAAACAACAAACTTGGCGAAGTATTACAAGAACAATTTGCATTGCAAGAAGCAAACGCCTTGAAATTGCTTGAACTTCGAAAACTTGAATTGGCGGCAAATCCACAATCCATTGAAGCACAAGAAGCACTTATTGAAGCAGAAAAGAATCTTGCAGACGTCCGGGAAAACATTGCCGGGTTTGAATCTGAACAACGTGTGAATGCTGAAGCATTAGAATTGGAAGCGATTGAACTTATCAATACCAAAAAAGAAGCGGAAAACGCACGACTGATTGCAAAGAAACAATTCAATGCCGAAGAAATTGACGATGAACTTGCAAAACTTCAAGCATTAAAAGAAATCGCACTTCAAGAAAAAGAACTTGAAGAAACAAGATTGCAAGAACAAATCGATCGACTTGGAATCGGAACACAAGCACGTCAAGATGCCGAACAACAATTGCTTGATTTCCGACAAGAAAAAGATTTGCAAATCCAAGAACTTGACAACCAAATCACGGATCAAGAAGACAAGAACAGAAAACAAACATTGGCCGAAGAAGAACTTCTTCAAAAACAAAAACTTGCAATTGCGAGTGATGCCCTTGGTGCCGTGTCACAATTACTCGGTGAAAATTCCAAGGCTGGTAAGGCTGCGGCAATTGCTCAAGCAATTATCAATTCATATCTTGGATTCACCGAAGTACTTAAAACACCGACAACACTTCCCGAACCGTTTGGTTCAATTCAAAAGGCCGTGTCCGCTGCGGGTATTCTTGCGAGTGGTTTAAAAACGGTCAAACAAATTGCATCAACACAAATTCCGGGTGGGGGTGGTGGTTCAGCGGGCGCACGGGGTGCGTCAGCACCAGCGGCACCAGCATTCAATGTCGTGGGTGCATCACCGGAAAATCAACTTGCCGAAGCATTGGGCGACCAACAAAAACAACCGGTCAAGGCTTATGTGGTATCGGATGACGTTACAAATGCACAAGCAATGGATCGTAAAATTGTCAAAGGTGCGTCAATTGGATAACAAAAAACGAAAAATTTTATTTTAATAATATGGAAATTGTAGAATTGTTTATTGACGAAGAAAACGAAATCGGTGGCATTGATGCCATAAGTGTCGTCGAAAACCCAGCAATCGAAGAAGATTTTATTGCACTTAAAAATCAAGAATTTAAACTTGCCGAAGTTGATTCGGAAAAACGAATCTTGATGGGGCCGGCACTAATTCCAAACAAACCAATTTTTCGCAAGAACGGTGAAGATGAATATTACATTTATTTTTCAAGAAACACCGTACGCAAGGCAAGTCAATTATTTTTTATTCGTGGCAATCAATCACGTTCGACACTTGAACACGATATGCCGCTTCAAGGACTTACCGTTGTTGAATCTTGGATTGTGGAATCTGAAAAAGACAAATCACGACATTATGATTTAAACGTTCCCGTGGGGACGTGGATGGTTTCAATGAAGGTTGATAATGACGAAGTGTGGAATGATTTTGTAAAAACTGGCAAGGTTAAAGGATTTTCAATCGAAGCATATTTTACCGACAAGGCGGAACGTCCAAAAGACAAAACAATCAAAGACGATCTTGCAGCAATTGAAGAAGAAGAAAAACAATACATTTTATCACAAATCCGTGCAATCATTAAAAATGACAAACGGACAAAATCCGGCAAAAAGATTGAAATGGAATCTTATTCAGATTATCCGGATGCGGTTTCTAACAATGCACAACGCGGAATTGACTTAAATAAAAAGGTCAACAATAAGTGCGCAACCCAAGTGGGGAAAATTCGCGCCCGTCAATTAAGTCAAGGAAAACCAATTTCAAAGGAAACTTTGGTTCGAATGTTTTCTTATTTAAGTCGCGCACAAGAATATTATGACGAAGGTGACAACGAAGCGTGTGGAACGATTTCATATCTTCTTTGGGGTGGCAAGGCCGGTCTTCGATGGGCGACATCAAAAATGCGTGAACTTGATTTGTTGAAATCAGTTATGGACGAAGACAATCCTTGTCAAGCCGGATATGAAATGGTTGGTTTTAAAATGAAGAACGGACGTCGTGTCCCTAATTGTGTACCGAAGAAATAATGGGATTCAGTTTTTTTAAATATCCGGTTCCAAAAAATAATCGTCGCGCTTGTTTGTGTCGTGACGGTAGTTACAAAAACGAATGTTGTGATCCGAATGATTATTTTGCACAAGGTATCGGGAAAGACAGACAATCCGATTTTTTTCTATTGACTGAAGGTGGCGACATAATCGTTCAAGAAGATTCATCAAAAATATTTATATAATGGCAAACAAAAAAATTTCTGAATTAACTTCAGCAACTGCATTGACCGGAACCGAACAAATTCCGATTGTACAATCAAGCACGACAAAAAAGACAACGGTCAATGATTTTAAAAATTACATGATTCCAAAAACAGAAACCGCACAAGCATCAAACGATGTTGACCTTGGTGATTCGGATTATGCAAATGCGTTTTTGATTGTTTTATCTTGGTCAGGCGGAAATGGTCGTGCGACATATACATTGCCCGATGCAACAACAAACCAAAATCGACTTATTCGTTTTATAACGGATTCAACTTTTCACAACAGTACACACGTTGATCTGACACCAGCAAGCGGACAAAACCTTGACGGTTCTTCAAGTGCATACGACATAAATAAGGAATACGAAGGAATTGCCGTTTGGTCAAATGGAACTGAATGGTTTATAATCCAAAAGAAGGCATAAAAATACAACAACAACAAACAAATTTTATTAATTAAATATGAATTCAAAAGATATGTTAAATCAAATCAAAACCTTGCTTGGTGTCGAAGTTGAACTTGCACAAGCAAAATTGGAAAATGGTACTGTAATTGAAGCCGAAGAAATGGTTGAAGGCAAAGAAGTGTTCATCGTTTCTGAAGACGAAAAAATTGCAATGCCAATTGGTGAATACGAACTTGAAGACGGAAAAATTTTAATCGTCGAAGAAGAAGGTATCATTGCCAAAATTGGCGAAAAAGAAGCTGAAGAAGTTGAAGCTGAAGATTTATCTGAAGACGTTACTGAAGAAGTGACTGAAGAAAATCTTGAAGAAGAAGAAAAAGAAGAAATGGGTTACGCGACAAAAGAAGAACTTGCCGAAGTAAAAGATATGATTGAAGAAATCAAGGCAATGATCGAGAAAAAAGAAGAAATGTCGGAAGAACCAAAAGAAGAACTTTCAGCGGTTGAACCAGTTGAAAAAATTACACACAACCCGGAAGCAGAAACAAAAAGACGTTTCATGTTGTACGGACAAAACAGACCACAATCCACAATGGATCGTGTTATGGCACAAATCAATAATATTAAATAAATCTAATACACTAAAAATCAATAAGTTATGGCTACGACCACAAGTTTGACAACAACGTATTCTGGTGAACACGCCGGTCAATACATTTCCCCAGCATTATTGTCGGGATCAACAATCGCGAATGGCGGGATTACCGTCAAGCCGAATGTAAAATTTAAAGAAGTCATCAAAAAATTATCGACTGATGACATCGTCGCCGACGCATCGTGCGACTTTACGGACACGTCAACAATCACAATTTCTGAAAAAATTCTTCAACCGGAATTTCAACAAGTGAACCTTAGTTTGTGTAAAAACGACTTCGTTTCTGATTGGCACGCCCTTGAAATGGGATTGTCTGCACATCACGATCTTCCAAAGACGTTTGCGGATTATTTAATTTCTTACGTTGCTGCGAAAGTTGCGGACAGAACTGAACGTTCAATTTGGAGTGGTGATACTGCGACAAGTGGACAATTTAACGGATTTACAAAATTAGTTTCAACGGATGCTGACCTTCCAACTGGACAAGAAATCGCTGGAACAACCGTAACCGCTGCAAATGTTATCGATGAACTTGGAAGTATTGTTGATGCAATTCCATCAACATTATACGGAAAAGAAGATTTATTCATCTACGTTTCACAAAACATTGCACGTGCATACGTGAGAAGCCTTGGCGGATTTGCTGCAAGAACACAACAAAATGCAGCCGCAGACGAAAACGTGGGCATTGCTGGAGTTGGTGCAAACGGATACGGCGGAAACGGAACAATGTGGTACAACAACGGCGGATTAAGTTTCGACGGTGTGAAGATGTTTGTTGCTAATGGTTTAGCAGACAACGATGCAATCGCAACAACAAAAGACAACCTTTTCTTCGGAACTGGTTTATTAGCAGACCACAATGAGGTGAAAATCATTGACACAAGTGAAACACTTGGTGATGACAACGTTCGTGTTGTGATGCGATTTACGGCTGGTGTTCAGCTAGGATCAATTGAAGATGTGGTGACATACGGAATCGCAAATTCAGCGAATTAAGAATAATTAACTAATGAAAAAGGGGTGGGCGATCCAAACGGTTCACCCGCCTTTTTTTTTATAAAAAAATAAAAATATGGCTTGCGATTTATCATTAGGACGAAAACTTCCATGCAAGGACGTTGTCGGTGGTTTGAAGGCGGTTTATTTCACCGATTTTGGTGATTTTGGAACCGTGACACAAACAGACGATGAAATCACCGACATGGACGGAACGTTTACGGCATTTAAATATGAATTGAAGGGAAATTCTTCATTCGAACAAACATTCACGACATCACGTGAAAATGGCACGGTGTTTTGGGAACAAACATTGAATTTGACTTTGACAAAATTGTCAAAAGAAGACAACAAAGAATTAAAACTTCTTGCATACGGAAGACCACACGTCGCCGTTGAAGATTACAACGGAAATGTTTTCGTGATGGGTCTTGAACATGGTGCCGAAGTAAGTGGCGGAACCGTTGTGACTGGCGGTGCGATGGGGGATTTGAGCGGATATACTTTGACGTTATCAGCACAAGAATTAAAACCAGCGAATTTTGTTGATTCACCAACTGCGACTGATCCATTTGATGGAATGGGAAGTGCAACGGTGACCGTTACCCAAGGAACAAATTCATAAGAATTTTTTCATTTGATTTTAAGGGGTGTCCATTTGGATGCCCTTTTTTATTATACGAACTTATTGTTCGCACGTGTGTTTCATATTTGCTTCATGTTTAACCAATTAAATTTTTATATCATGACAAATTTAAATCACATTACGGATTATCTTGAAATCAAGAATGACATTAAATCACTAAAAAAGAAAATTAAAAATTGTTCAATTACTGGTGAAATAATGGGACGGAAAAACGAATTGTTTGTTGAATTGCTTGATGAATACATCAAACTATTAAAACGGCAATCGTGGGAACAAGAATATTTAAGATAACAAGAAGGGGGGCATTGCCCCCTTTTTTATTATAACAAATTGAAGGGTTTTTTATTATAATAATATGATAATTCTTGAAGAATCCGCATCGTCACAAACGATAAATTTCATCCCAAGGGAATACACCCAAGGGACGACATATACCGTCAAGATTGTAAACGAATCAACAAATGCTGAAGTGTACAATCAAGATGTGACGACATTTACGGAAAATCTTTATTATTATCAATATTCCGACACGTTCAGTTTAAAAGAAGACACATATTATTTGCTTACAATAACATCGTCGGAAGTGGTTTTTAAGGATAAAATATTTTGTACAAATCAAACCGTTTCATCGTATTCGGTCAATGAAGCGGAATACACACCACACACAACCGATAATGAATTTATTTTCTTATAATGAATACACATTTTATCAATTTATCGTCGTACGTTAAACCCAAGGTCATCGAAGACAAACGAAAAGACTGGGTGGCTTATGGCGAAGACAATAATTATTACCAGTATTTAATTGACTTGTTTATCAATTCAACGACAAACAATGCAATTATCACGGGTATTTCAAACATGATATTTGGCAAGGGAGTTGACGCACTTGATTCATCTTCCAAACCGGATCAATATGCGGCCCTTAAATCAATCTTCAGCGATTCATGTATGCGTAAGGTCATCTTGGATTTTAAAATGCTTGGTGAGGCTTCATTTCAAGTTTTATATCAAAACGGTAAGGTAATTAAATCCGAACATTTTCCACGTCAAACATTGCGTGCTGAAAAGATGAACGACGACGGTGAAATTCAAGCATATTATTATCACCCAAAATGGCACGAAGTAAAACCTTCGGACAAACCAAAAAGAATTGCGGCATTTGGTTTTGGTAATGGAAAAGAACCCGAAATCAAGGTAATAAAAAGATATGTGTCCGGGTACGATTATTATTGTCCGCAAGATTACGAAACTGCATACGCTGAACTTGAAACGGAAATATCCGACTTCTTAATCAATGACGTCAAGAATTCATTTTCGGGAACCAAGGTTGTAAACTTCAACAATGGGATGCCGGACATGGAACAACAATTGAACATCAAAAATGATGTGATGCACAAACTTACCGGTTCCAAGGGTGAAAAAGTGATTGTTTCATTTAACAACAACCAAGAATCAAAGACCACGGTTGACGACATAAGTTTAAACGACGCACCAAGTCATTATGAATATTTATCAAGGGAGTGTCAAAACAAACTTATTATTGCGCATCGTGTAACATCACCGCTTCTTTTGGGTATGCGGACAGAAAACAATGGACTTGGGTCAAATGCAGACGAAATAAAAACGGCTTCTTTGTTGTTTAACAACGTCACAATAAGACCTTACCAAGATATGATTTGCGAAGCAATTGACGACATTCTTGCGGTCAATGGTATATCCTTGAAGTTGTATTTTAAAACACTTCAACCGTTGGAATTCATCGACACAAGCAACGCAATAACAAACGAAGCACGTGAAGAAGAAACCGGAGTAAAATTATCCAAGGACGAACGCCCATTTTTAGATGACGACACGGCAAATGAAATATGGGAAATGATCAAGGATTTGGGTGAAGATGAAAATCTTGACGAATATGAATTGATTGATGTCGAAGACACCGAAGATGAACCCGAAGATTTTGATGTTGAGGATTATTTAAATGGATTGCATTTGTCAGCGACACAAGATTCGTCACAAGACGACAAACGATACAAGGTTCGATATAAATATGTCAAAGGAACACGAAAAGAACCAAAAGGTGAATCAAGACCATTTTGCAAAAATATGCTTAAAAATGGCAAGATATTTCGAAAAGAAGACATCGGACAAATGTCAGCACGTGGTGTGAATAAAGAACACGGACACAAGGGTCGAAATTATTCATTGTTTAAGTGGCAAGGCGGGGTGAATTGTTATCACCGATGGGAACGTCGTATTTATAAAAAACGATTGAAAAAAGACGGAACCGAATGGGGTGGGAACGCACTTGACGGAACCAAATTTGTAAATGTACGTCAAGCGGTACGTGACGGATTTAAACTTCCGAAAAATCCAAAACAAGTGTCGGAAGCTAACATCACAAGATCGGATCGAGGACATCACCCAAATTTTAAAGGATAATGGCAAAAGGATTAATGATTTCACGAAAGGACTTGATTAAATACACAAGTTTAAGCGGAAACATCGACACGGATAAATTCATTCAATATGTGCTTATCGCACAAGAAATCACCGTTCAGCAATTATTGGGAACGGATTTGTACGAAAAGATTCAAACCGACATCGAAGGTTCGTCACTTGCTGGTGATTATTTGGCCCTTGTTAATGATTATATCAAACCCGTTTTGATTCATGCCGCGGCCGTTCAGTACATTCCTTTTGCTTCATATACATTTGGGAATAAGGGTGTGTTCAAACACACATCGGAAACCGGTGAAACGGTGTCAAAAGAAGAAGTCGATTATTTGGTTGAAAAAGAACGCGACACAATGCAATTTTATGCAGACCGTTTGCTTGACCATTTGACATTCAATGCGCCTTCAAAATTCCCGGAATATTACACAAATACAAATGATGAAATTTCACCCTTACACGGGCAATCTTATACCGGATGGATTTTATAA